TGCTTGTACTGCACCATCTACAAATAATTTGATTGTAGTTCCTACTCTTGATATCATAATATGATAGTAAGTAGTGTTTACTAAAGTAATTGCAGGAGCCATAATCTCTGTATTACCAATGTATACTTTAGGCTGTCTATCAACTGTATAAAAATGTAATGCGTTGTCTGTATCTGATCCTGCTCTAAAATCAAATTTACTTTCAGTTCCAGTATCATCTGCAATATAAATTACGCATTCAACACTAAAGTCGCCAGTTCCAAATCCAAAGTCACTTGCTGTTGTTAATGTAAATCTATCATCAGTACCGTCAAACAATCCCATACCAGTACCATATTTAACTGGAGCAGTTGTTGTTATCTGTGCATTGCCAACTGCTGTAACTGTTTTCTTAGCTCTGCTTAATGGAGTAATAAATCCGTTGGCTCTGCCATCAATAATAACTTCATTAGTTGCAACGCTTTCAATAGTTGATTGTGCTAATTGTGTTCCACTTGCATCTTTAAGTGTAATTGTTTGTCCTGCGGCAGGTGTTGTTCCTGCTAATCCGCTATACTTAATTCTTGTTTTACCATCGCCTTTAAGACCAGTTGTGCCTTCAAGTATTTCAATACCTTTGTCTGCAAAATATGTAAAACAGTTTAGCCATTCTACTCTTGCACCATTAGTAACTTTTAGTCCACTTGCATTTGGTGTAATAAATGTTACGCTGTGGAATAACATTGATGCTTCACGTGAGTCTACGTGTGCAACGCTACCATCTAAGTATGCTCCGCGTCCTGCATCACCTGCCGCAAATCCTCTTGGATCTGTATTAGAAATTGTTGTACCTTTTGTAATTACACTTACATTTCTAATATAAGGTGATCTTTCATAAACTCTAAAGTTGTTTGCAAAGCGGAAAGCGTGTCCTGTTACTGCTCCACTGTTATAATAAAAATCTTTGATGGTAACATCTTCAACTGCCGAGTCACCGTTCATTACAAATGCATCATTACTTTGTGTTCCACTTGTTGGTGAAATTTCAACTGCACGTAAACTGTGTCCTCTTACTGTAACACCTTGTGGTACTGTTAATGGAAATGCTTCTTGGTATTGTCCAGGATAAATGTAAACTGTGTCGTGTACGCCAGCAAGCTCTAAACCCTTTGCAATAGTTGCAACTGGATCTTGTGGGTGTGTACCTGTTCTTGCATCACTACCGTTAGTTGCTACATATATAATATTTCCTGGTATACTGATCAAGTCAATAGCACCAAAGTCTAGGTCGTTTGTTGTTAGTGTGTTTGTTGTTACGTTAGCAAAGTTACCTGTTGCCCAACGTTTTGTTGCAGTACCAATATTATAAGTGTTATGCACATCAGGCATAATATCACTTGCAATGTCTGCATTAATAAAAATGTTATCAGTGTCACTGTCACCAATTGTAATATTTCCGTCTGCACTAATATTTCCTGTAGCGTGTAAGTTACCAGTAACAGTTGTGTTACCTACAATATTAATTACGCCAGTGCCGTTAGCACGTATATACAAATCATCATTTGTATTTGTGTTTTCAATAAATGTATTATTAATTTCTAAGTCGCCTACAACAACTCTATTACCAACAATAGTATTGTCAGCAGTTGCAATAGCAAATTCTTGTGCGGAAGTTGAAATAGTGCTAGTTGCACCATTAATAGTTACGTTTCCAACTTGGAAAGTAGTGTTTGTAATTTCTAGATCTGTTACTCTGGCAACGCCTGCAACATCTAATGCGTATTGAGGATTGGTAGTTTTAACACCGATTCGACGGTTTGTTACATCTAAGTATAATAAGTCTGTCTCAAAGGCTAAATCCGTACCATTACGTAGGAGATTTTCCTTTAAGAGAGGACCCGATATGCGACCAATTGCCATCTTCTCTCCTAATACGGGGATCCTGTCCCTCTAGCCAAATTCTCAACATATTGTTCTTTGCCGGCTAACCACAGTTTGTCCAGCATCGGGTTGGTCTACCCTTTGTGATGCGTTACTATTATTTAGCTTAAAAAGAGAATTAGTCTAGTATAAGGTTGAAAACGTAGGCTAATTGTTCAACATCAGATGCTTCAATACTTTCAACTTCACCAGCCGCATTAATCCAGTTAGTTCCGTTCCAAGTTTCAAGGAATTCTAGTGTTAAATTGTACCTAGTATGCCCAACTTCTGGTGATACAGGACGTTGTGCAGTAGTACCTTGCGGTACAACCATACCGCTTGTGTTGTCAATTTTTAAGAAAGCATTACCTGTTGTATTAGTTAAGCCGAAAGTAAAGTTATTACTTGACCAGTTCCATAACTCACTATCTCTAAATTTAAGATTTTCTATTTCAGTATATCCAGTTCCATTAGATCTAAGTATACTTGTACCATTAGATTCGTCACTTGAAACTATATTACCGTCAATACTAAATTTATGCTCACTACTAAATCCATTTGATTCAATTAGTGTTCCGTTAAGTGTATGATTCGTTTGTCCTGCTGTAACAAAGTTAAACTGATTGTTTGATAAGTCTAAGTAAGTATCTCTATCAGTATCGTAAATACCATCAAGTGAGACACTACCAGCAACTTCTAATCCTTCGAGCGTATCAAAAGTATTATTATATCTTATACCACCTTGTACTGCTGGACGTTGGGCTGTTGTACCTTTAGGAAGTGTTATGTTACTTGTTGCACTTACAGTTACATTACCTGCGGGTTTAAGTATAACATCTCTACTAGTTCCTCCTAAAACATTTGTTACACTTGTCCAATAATCTATTGAAGGAGTGTTTGTAATAGGCAAGTAAAAAGAAGCAGTGTTTACTATTGAATATCCTGCCGCATCGTTACTTGCTAGTAATAAACTTGAGTAATGATCAAATAATGATGTTATGCTAGGTGCTCTCCAAACTAACGCTCCAGACATTGCTGTTGTTAACAAGTACAAGTACTCATAACATAAATCATTATAGTTCAATCCTGTAGGATCAGTATACCATGCAAATGCTGGATAGTTATATCCTGCTTGTCCACCTTCTTGATATCCGCCACGTGCAGAATCCATTGCAGTTGTAAGTGTGCTTGGTCTAGTTGTACTTAACGCTGTGTGCAATCCGCTTATTCTTGGAATAATCATATTTTTTAATATTTTTTCGCTTGCTAAATCTCTTTGACTACCTACACCGTCACCTAAATAACTATTCATTTCGTTTTGATAAACACCAAAGGTTCTGTTTACAGCAAATGATCCAAATGTACTTGCTAATGTTGTTTCTTCACTTGCATCAGCATATACAACAATTCCGTATAATCCGCTCGAGAACGTTGCAAGTAATGCTGTATTATCAGCAACACCATCAAAGTTGTTATCTAAATAACTTGCTAACATATTTGCCGCATGTTTAATTGCAAGGTCACTAACGTTTGCTGTACCTAATACAGGAATACCAAATACTGTAGTATACCTTGGAAGTTGTGTTTTAAATCCTTGGTTTCCGTTAAATATATCAGGAGTTGATAATTCATAATCAGTAACAATAAATTCACCTTCCGGACTAAACTTACCAATAATTTTATTATCTTCAAATTCTAAGTTTTCTACACGAACTTTACCTGTACCTTTTGCAGTAATATATAAATCTGCATTTGATTCGGTAGTTGCAATAGTTTGAGACGAAATACTAATAGTATTAATATTCGCTGTTTTAGTATGTAATTCTTTCCAACGATTTGCGGCAGTACCTAAAGTTAAACCTTCAGTTGAACCAGGTTCAAAGTCTTGACTAATGTTTGTGTTAAAATCAACAGTATCAGTTGGAGCATCACCTATTGTAGTAAGTGCGCCATCAATTGATAAATTGCCTGTCATATCAACACTTGGTGCAGTTACATTTCCTTGGAATACAATGTTTCCAACACTATTAAAGTTAATAGCAGATTTAGTTGCTTCAATTACATTGCCTTGAACAACAATATTATCTAATGCAACTACTCCTTGATTAAGTGTAACTGTGTCATTGTTATTACGTATTTGTACTTGTGAATTTGTTGCAAAAATACTTTCAATATCAAAACTAGTTCTTTCATTTTCTAAGTCAACTAAAAACTTGTCACCAACTCTAAAGTTTCCTTTTTGGTCTTGTCCTGTAAAGTATACTTTAGCATTGTTTAATTCTATTACTTCATTTGCTTGAATAGTTGTTGTATTATCATTAGTAACATTTTTGCCAGAGCCAATGTATGCAAAATTTTGATTAATCATATATGCTAAACAATTAGCGCCATCTGCTTCAATACCTTTGTTACCATATACGTTAGCACTTGCAATAGTTCTTAATTCGCCTCCGTATACTGTTGTTGCTTCTGGTGTTGTTCTACCAGCAGATCCTTGCGACATATAAATGCCTCTGTTAGCAAAGTATGTGAAACTATTAAGCCATTCAACTCTTACGCCGTTTGTAATTGTTAATCCATCTACACCAGGAGTAATAAATGTACAACTATGAAATAGCATACTTGCACTTCTACTATTTGATGCAACTACTTGTCCGTCAACTAGAGCTCCTTTACCAGCATCGCCTGCGGCAAAGCCTCTAGGATCGCTTGCACTTGTAGTTGTACCTTTAGTTAGTACAGTTACATTTCTTATATACGGACTTCTTCCAGGTTCTTGTTCAAATATAGTTGTTGAAAAGTTATTAACAAATCTAAATCCGTATCCTGTATTTGCTCCACTATTATAATAATAATCTTTAAGAGTAATATTTTCAATAGTAACATCGCTGTTTACTAAAAATGCATCATTACTTTGTGTTGCTGATGTTGGATAAATCTCAACACCTCTAATGCTGTCGCCTTGAATTGTAACACCTTGTGGAACAGTCATTGGAAATGCTTCTTGGTACTGTCCTGGGTAAATGTAAATTAGATCTCCGTCTGTTGCAACGCTAAGAGCTTTTGTAAGCGTAGCAAACGGTCCTCCTGGGTTATTACCGTCATTAGTGTCTGCTCCATTATTATTTGATACAAAGTAGATACCAACGTCTTTTGTAAGTTCAATACCTTGATAAACTAGTCCGCTGGCTTTAACGCTATCAGAAACTAGATTTTCAACAGCAATTTTAAATCCTTTTGCAGGACCAGTACTATCATCGTCTTTACCAATGTGAAATCTATCATTATCGTCGGGTATTAAATCATTTTTAAATTCTGCTAGAAAACTTGCTGTGTCAGTACTGTCATCACCAATAGTAATTGAAGTACCACCGTATGTAATATTTCCGGTAGCGTGTACATTACCAGTTACAGTAAGTGTTCCGCCTGTTTGTAACTGTAATTGTCTTGGAACACTTCTTGGATAATATTTTTCAATGTATGCTTTAAATGCTGTTGTGTTTGCATGTTCTGCTAATGTGTTTGAAGCAGGAAAAGCAGTACCACTAACAAATTGTGTGTTTAATTCTTTTAACTGTAATACGTCATCTGCTTGAATATCGCCGTCACCGTCCCAGTCAAGTGCCGCTAGTTCTTCTGCTGTCCAGTTACCTGATTGTGATAATGATAGTGCATAATCATACAAACGATCCATGTCGTTTGGTGGGCTACTTGCACTTATCTTTGGTCCTGGATTCCAATAGTTTCCGTAGTTGCCGTTTGAATTCCAAGCCGCTGTTTGTCCGTCAAGAACTTCTGACTTAATACCAATACCGCCGTTAGTTTGTAAGGCTTGAATACCATCACCTTTAACGGCAAAGTTATAACTACCAATACCTGTGGTTGTTATGTATCCTTGAGAGTGTGTAGATTTAAGTGTAACATTTCCGCTAGGTGTACTAATACCTGTAGTTGCAAGTGTAATATCGCCAACTTTAAGACTGTTACCAAATATAATATCTGGATCACTATTACCTGATGCTGTACGTATTGTACCGTTTATTGTTAAGTTACGAGGAGTTGTTGTAGTGTTAATACCTAAAGTATTATCACGTTTGACAACCAAAAGATCGTTATCAAATTTTAAATCTGCTAATTCTCTTAATAAGTTATCTTGTAGTAACTGTCCACCAATGCGGGCAACTTGTGTACTCATAATATTCCCTCTCTATATTACTACTATTTATAGTAATTACTTGTCGAAGTTATGTAGTACTTGTACTGGTTTGCCTGTTGGTACTGGTGTTCCAAATACTAGATAATAACCTGCCGCATATGGAGCACCTGGTCCTGAACTTGGATTTTGAACAACTGTGTAGTTAGTTGTTGCTAATTGAAATACGTTTTCAATAGTAACTAAAATATTGTTTTCTGAAATAGGTACAGGGTAGTAACTATCTCCTGAATTTAATGGTCCAAATGTAGTTTCAGTGCCGTTACCATTGCCCAAGTTTTGTTGAACAATAGTTGTTGGTTCTCTAAATCTAATTGGTTTCCAAACACTGTTTTGATAAACTTCAAAATCGTTAGTATCTGAATTATATCTAAGCATACCTTCAATACCAGTATACGGACGTTGATTCTGTGTTCCTTTAGGTACAATAACTGCTTTGTCAGTATTAACCGTTGTGACTCCTAAAGCATCAATGTTTATGCCTTTAGAATCTGAGTTAATACCTCTAGAAGTTGTTTGTGCTTTTAAAAATCTCATTTATACTTCCAAATAACTAATAGTCATTACTAAGTTAGCTGGTGCTTGACCTGATGTAACAATAGTGTCGCCTGCTTCTAAAACTAACTTTTCAGTATCAAACGTAAATGTGTCAGCGCCAGCAACTACTAAATTATTAATAATTTGGTTAGCGTTTGGATCTGCTGTACCTTTAGTTTGTCCACTTGGTATAACATGCAAATCAAACTGTGAATCATTGTTACCGCCTGTGTCTACAGGTTGTGTATTACAAATCATAATAGTTGTAATTGCATATCTCTTACCAGCTGGAACTGTTAAGTGTGTTTTATCTGCAATAGAAAGTTGTCCGTTTATAATTGCCATATTTTTCTTTCCTTAAAATAACATACTAAACAATAGTGATCTATTAGTACTTATCAATTCGTCTTCGTATGCATCTTTGTTTTTGTACCAAACACCACTATTACCTATAGCTGGGTCTTTTCCGTATATAGCAATATTAGTACCTGGATTTACGCTTGTGCCACTTGCTTGAATAGGCATTTTTAAAACGCCATCAATAGTTACAAATGATGTACCTGAACTACTAAGTGTTAGGTCTGTTGCACTAGTTAATGTTGATATTGTATTATCTTGAAATACAATGTCTTCAATTTCTGTTGTGTTTCTTTTGAACTGTGCTACTTCTGCACCGTCAATAGTAATTTTTAAATTACTAACTCCACCATCAATACTTTCGTCAAACAAATTAAGACCTGAGTCTCCTCTTGCAATACTTTGAATTGTAATAGTTTGAATACCTGTTGTAATAGCATCGTCAACGTATTTTTTATTAGGTACGTCATCGTCATCAGTAATTTGTGTTTCGTAGTTATTTGTACCACTTACACTAATTACACCAGTTCCACTATTGATAAGATATAAATCTCCTCCGCCAGTAGTAATAGCATTTGTTCTTAATCCAATAATTGCATTATCTGCTGTTTTAAAAACAAATGTTCCTGCTTTAACTGTTTGTGTTATAGGATCATTAAATGATGTTTGTTCGTCAAAGATCAATAACGCATCACTAGCAGTTCCTCTATCAATTTGTATACCTGCTGTGTTTTCAGTAACACCTGCTCCATTCTCACCTTTGTTTAAAGTGATAATGTTGTCAACTAAATCTAATGTTTGTGAATTAACAGTAGTTTGTGTACCATTAATTTGTAAGTCGCCTGTAACAACAACTGTACCTGCTTGAGTACCTGTGTCAAGTGTAATAGTATTTCCACTTGATACTCTTGCTACATAGTTACCGGTATTTACATTTAAAATTTTTGACATTTATAATTCCTTAAAGTAATGGGGGTAATTAAATACCCCCAAAAACATTTATGCGTCTTCTGTTAGATCGTCATCATCTGTACCAACTAATGTGTTATCATCGCCAGCTTCTTCCATTCTAACAATTCCTGATGCCGCGGCACCTGTTAGAGCAAATTTTAATGATTGTCCGTCTAGTGCGTTAGATCCAGTAGCACTTGGCTTTGCTAAAACAACTTTACGTCCTGTAATTTTTGCAACACCATATGTTTCTGAGTCAGCACCTTGTACTGAAATTGACATTTCACCTGCACTTAAAGCCGCTGGTAATTTACCAGTTGCTAGAGTACAATCAAATGTACCGGGTGTTTCAATTTCTTCAACACGGAATTTTTTTGATCCAAGTTGCTTGACAATGTAACCTTCTTTAACTGCCGAGCCGTTATGAAAGTTTACTTTGATTTCTGTTCCGCCTGCTGTTGGGCCTGTGCCTGCAACTGCAAAAAGTCTTTTGTTTAGTGGTCTTCCCATTTTTTTCTCCTATATAAGTAGTCCAATGCCCGTTCTATGAGCTACGCTGTGGGTACAGCATAAGTCCGCCTCGCGGCACACTATCGACACAAGTATTTATCATTCCTAATGTGATTAATAAAAAATCGAATGTGATCAAAGTGGTTTGCTAGTGTTTCAAATAATTCAACATTTAAGTTATGCGTACATCTGTTATAACTTATTTTACCAATACTTGAATAGTAATCAACATTAATACCGTATTCAGGAAATATACCTGTTACAAATAGACATGTATCACCTAATGTTTTTGCATCTCTTGAGTGTTTTAACTCTAGCATAGATTCTGCAAATGTTTTTGTAGGGAGGAAATCAGATTTGTCAACATGCGAAGCAAGCAACAAAACAACATAGTGTTCGATGTACTCTGGCATTTCAATGCCTGTTCTATCTCGTGTCTCTAGTACAACATCATAGAACGCTGAGGTGTACTCGTCCTTCATACTAATATTTAGTCAAAAAAATAGGCCCTCGAAAGGACCTATTTTAATTTTATTTCTACTAAGAGACTTAGCTGAAGCTTACGTTGGCAATAGAAACTTTGCCTAAGTAGTCAGCCGCGTTACCTAGTGAAGAAGCAACGTTTGATAACTCAACATAACCGTAGCGTGTCATAAATGATACTACTGGCTCAAATGTTGATGGATCAAGTACAACGCCACTTGACATTAATGGAATATAAGGAGCGTAGAACGCTGGTGCGTCTGATTCGCTTGATCCTTTGTATCCAACTAATACGTCAGTAGAGTCGCCTGCATATGCGTCAACGTATACTTTCATTGCACCGTTCAAAGTACCAACCATTTTAGTGTTTGTTGGAGCTTCAAAAGTACCTTCAGTTGTACGTGCAAATGCACTTGTTGTTGCAGACTGTAGGATAGTTAATGCAAATGGGCTAACCACTGCATAGTTACCTGCGCCACGACGTGTTCTTGCCGCGATATCGTTAGCAACTTTGTTGATCATAACAGCTAATGCCGCATGCTCGTCGCCTACGAATGTTGCAGTTCCTGAAACGCCGTTTTGATCATATGCTTGGCTAGCTGTACCAGCTAGTGAACGCAATGATGCAAGGATCTCTTGATCGATCTCAGCAGTAATTTCTTGGGCTAATGCCGCCATTACTTCTGCTTCGATGTCGATGCCTTGTTGTGCTTGAGCGTCTTGAGCCGCTTCAAAAGTCCAGCGAGCTGATAGCTTTCTGGTTTTTGCTTCGACTGTCTGCTTTAAGATTTGGATTGACAATCTCTTGCCTGCTGTACCTTCTAAAGTAGCGGTAGCATCTGCTTTATCAGTTGCACCTCCACCTGAGTAGCCAACACCAATCTTAAATGGTGATAGAGCTTCTTCGCCTGCAGTCACATCATCTAATGTGTCTGAGTATCTAACTCTTAATGTGTGGATTTGACCCACTGGACCTGTCATTGGCTGTACACCGACTAATTCGTTGGCGATAACAGTTGGCATAACACGTCTGATTACTGGTAGGATAACTCTGTTAAGAGTTGCAACATTTCCTGCTGAAGATGCACCTGCTGTAGCTGATTCTGCCAAATACCTTTTGGTATTTTCCAGAGTCACGCCCATCACGGCTTTCTTATTGCCTTCTAGGCCTTCAAGAAGTGCAGTCTTTGTATCCTGCCAGCGACTTTCTAATAGTTCTGACATTTTTTTCTCCTTATTTCAATCCTGCAAGTCTTCTAATATCAACTACGTTATCCGTAGCTGACGGGCTTGCATCTATGTCATTGGTTTGTTTATTGCCTGTAATGTGTGTGCCTTCAGTAAGTGTTGCCTTGGTTTTCTTAGCTGGAGTGTTCCCTGCGATAACGCTTGGCATGTACTTATCAAAAGACTTATTAAGTTTTTCAGTTTGTACAGATTCCAGTAAGTCAGCCATGATTTCTCTTTGACCTTGGTTAAGAGGTGAAAGGAGCTCATTCATAACTTCTTTTCGTTTAGCAGTATCTTTAGCAATTTTTATCTCAGTATTCTTACTCTCTACTAAGGTAACTGCTTTGCCTGCTATTTTTTTAGCTTCAGCTAATTGTTTATCTTTCAACGTAACTACTTTTAATAGTTTTGCTGTTTCGGACTTCTCATTAAGATAGCTGTTAGTATATTCTGATGCAAAAGATTCGAAAATCTTACGTCCAAAATCATTCTTACGTGCTGTATCAATGTCTTCCTTCAATTGAGTCATTTCTTTATTAAGACCTTTCTCAACTGTTTCAGCAACAATTTTTGTTGCGTCTGTGATAAACTTGGATTTAACTTTAGCTAGATGTGTTTTGGCTTCGCGTACTAAGCGTACTTTTGTCTCAGCCAAGTCTTTTTTATCTTCATAAAACTCTGCGATTTCTTTAGATAGTGAATCAACAACAAAATTCTCAAGTTTGGAAAACTTTCCTGCCATAGCTTTTTGATCTTCATGTAATTCGCCGATCTCTTTGCCTAACTGCCCAACAACAAATTGTTTCATTAGTTCTGCGTTTTCACGCATCGCTACTGCATACTTTGCTCTTGCTTCGGCTAGTTTTTGACGATCATCTGCGAACTCATTAAGTTCTTCTGCAAGTTTTTCTTCTAACATAGTATCAATAGCTTCCACCATTGTTGCTTTGTCATGCTCGTACTTTTGAGCGAATTCCTCGCGAAGCTCAGCTGTGGCGCTCAAACGATTCTCTTGAATCCTTTGTTCCCATGCTTGTTCGATTTCTGCTCTGATATCTTCGGAAATTGCATTATTTTCAAAGAGTGCTTTCAGTGCATCTAACATTATTTTCTCCTTGTTAGCGGAGACCGTTGATAATGTTCACCAACGATTCCTTTAAGTATTTCTGTGCCTTTTCGTCGCCATTAAGTTCGCGAGCCATATTCATTGCCTGATAGCCACCACGGCTATTTAATAAGTGTTCGTAAATGGGAGTCGGATACGCTCCCGGAGCACTTGGTTGAGCAACTGCGTCAACAGTAATAATTTCAAACTCGCTGACTTGGCCGCTACCATCTTCTTTAACATTTCCAGATCCCCTAGATGAAACACCAATTTTGACGCCGTTATTAATCATTGTCTGAACTAGTTGTCCCATCGGGGTTGGAATTACTTTAAGTTTTCCGTAACCGTTTGGGCCATCCATCCACATTTCTGTGATCATATGGCTTACACGATCTAAATTAATATTAAGTCCTTCAGGATGATCAACTTCACCTAGTACACTATATCCACCTTTAATCTGATCGTTGAGCGTGTTGACAGCTCTACCAATTTCAGTTACAGGATATACACGCTGGTTAGCGTTTCTAACACCACCTTGTATGCAGATACCTTTAAGATAAAGGTCTTTTTCACCTTTGTCGTTTTCAGTAGTCTCGACGACCATCTTTGCTTGGTCGAATGATAGTGTTTCAGTTAAGTTTAACATCTAGTTTTCCTTAATCTCAATTAAGAACCAATAGTACTTTTACTATTTGTTCCAGTTTCGCCTGCGCCTTTTTTCTCTGCGCCATGGCCTTTAGCGTTTGCACTCATTGACTTAGAAGCTTTT